GATTTGGATTTAGTCTTCTGTGCGACAGCCCATTGTCGTTTGATTTCTTCATCTGCCTTGACATGTGCCTGTTGTTTAAGTTCATAGAAAGCTAATGAGGTAGCTTCACTAATAAGAAGAGGAAATTGAATGTCGTCAATTACAGGAATGAATTGATCTTGCATTATAAATGCTGGCATTCTCTGACCAAACGCTAGAGTCTTAGAAGCTTGTAGTGTACTATCCTGTGTATTGTCATACATATCAAATAGAACCCATAAATTCTGAATGACGGTACACATAGTTGGCTGATGATTGTTTTGGTATCTGAAGTTAAAAGATGTAGGCCCGATTACAGGATTGTTTGCATGAGGTATCGTAAATTTATATTGACCTGCAAAAGGTTGAGTGAGATCAAATCTATTTACAATATTCAAGAAATAATCATTGGGAACTATCTCTACGTATTTATATCCTGGAGGTGTAGCTGTGGTATTCACAGAGGTAATAACCCAGCTACTGAATGTACCTGACCCACTAAAATCAGTTACTTTCAGTGTAAGAGCAGTTCCAACATATCCAACTATAGTTCCAACAATAGTAGAAACGCCAGCACCTGTAGCTTCTGCAAGTTGCCCAATCATAACTGGCAACGTGCTTGAAACTCCTTGGAAGGTTACAGTTCCAGTTATTGAAGATGGAACTGTAATAGTGCTAAGAGATGTAGCCGTCCAGGTTGTAGCCCCCGCAGCTCCACCTGGTACAAGGTCTGTATTCAGATCGTGGGAATAAGAACCAAATTGATCTGTTTGTGTATTGTCTAAAGGGTTGCTGTCAAAGTATTGCAACCAATCAATCCTAGATACCCCAGGAGGTAGTAACATCATTACTGGGCTACTGGGGTTATCTGAGGGCTGTAACTGAAATAGTGTTTCATCAACGGTCAGTTGACCACGAGCAATGATGTCGTAGTATTTATTCTGAAGTATCTGAGCGACCTGAAGAGACTCGGGGGTATCTCCAATCGAATTGACAACATCAGAAGACATCCTTGAAAGGACGTTCTGAACCATTTGTAAAACAGTAAACTCAGCCATTTTGAGGTAGTTTATTCCTTATTTGATTTAGAATAAGAAGAATATCTTGTACGTCTTTAGCCAGAGCAGGTTCGTACTGTTGAAAAGCACTAACCAAAGTCTGTACTAAAGATATCGTTGTGAAGATATTCATTAGGGAGCAGCTGGTGCAGTCTCACTGAGAGCTGGGGCATTAGGTGCACCAGGAGTCAAGTGATTAATAACCGTCTGTGTAGCTGTAGAGGTAGCAACGCCCATTGCCTGCTCTACGGTTTCAACACCCTGAAGGGCTGTCTGAACCAAAGGCAAGAAGGGGAGGATAGCGCCTGCAGGCGGATAGAACTGCGTGAGGAAAGCCAGAAGTCCCGGAAGGAATTGAGTGGCTGTATTAAGAGCCTGGTCAATTTCTGTAATAGTCGAGACAGTATTTGCGGCCGTAGCCATTAGTTAGTTCCTTTCGAGAATAGTGATTTAAACCAGTCCCAGAAGCCCAGGGAAGGCTCTGGAGAAGGTTTTGTGGGTAGAGGTGGAGTTATAGTGGTCAACAAAAATAACGAACGCTCGGCCATCCTACGCCTTAATAGACCAGGTATAACCGTACCACCGACGTGATCCCAGACAGTAAACTGATCTGCAGCACCAGCATAGTTTCCTTCATTCAAGAGACGAAGGAGAGTAGACTTTCCTAAGGCTCCTGTATTGAAATGAAAAGAAACCAATGCATCAAATTGATTCTGATCTATGGATGCTTTGACTAGATCATTTACTTCTCGTTCGACCTTTTCGAGGTCGGTGGAGAGGATTGCGTCGGCTTCGTCTTTCGTAATTGTCTGTCCAACAAATACGAGAGGAGACCCAGCAGCGCTAGTATGGCCATACCCAATAGTAAGGGTTCCAATTACTTTAACTCCTGATTCAGCGATTTTATCGTTATGATCGTCATAAGCTTGAAGGATACAACCTTCAAACTCTTCAATCAGTTTTCGACCGTTTGGGCTTGTCTTCATATTCCTTTATTTTCTGTTGGAGTTGATCGACTTGCTCTTGGAGAGCAGCGATTGTGAAAGCATATTCACCTAGTATTACTTTAATTTTCTGTTCCATTAGAAGCAGGGGATATATCTCGTTACGCCACCACTATCAAGAATGGTGAGCCATGTTTGAACTGTAGTATGAGAACCTGTTGGTCCCAGACTGGTGAGAGAAGTAGCAACTCCGCCATTAGCACTAAATGAACCTGTGCTACCGAACTGAAGAATACCACCACTTGTAGCGGCTGTAGTGAGAATCACATTACCGCTTGTACTGCCGAGAAGATTTAGAATACCTGTTCCGATACCGGCAAGACCAAGTTGAAGGGTCTGTGGAATAACAATGCTACCTGTACCTTTAGCTGTAAATAGAATACCGATGTTTGTATCTGTACCTGTAGCTGCAATTGTTGGAGTACCTCCAGATATTGCAGAACTAATTGTTAATTGATTAGCAATCGTATTGCTGGGACCTTGAAGAACAAACATTGTTCCGAAAGTACCCTGAGCAAAGCTTAATGCAGTAGCAGTATTATTGGTATTGAAATTAATGAATCCGCTTGTCGAACCAAGCATTTGTATGCCACCATTACCAACACCAGCATTACCAGTAGCAATAACTCCATTCTGATTGACAAAGAATCCATTAGCTACAAAAGAAGCATTGGTAAATGTAGTGTTGCTTAGATCAATGCCAGTTGCTGCGGTTCCATTGCCGAGTGTTCTAAAGATAGTTCCTGTAGTAGAAATAGGCCAGAAGCCTTGGCCAGCGCCGTTATCAAACAATATACCAGTATTGAATGCAGCGTTATTGCCTTGGTTCCAATTCCAGATCATAGCATCAACGGAAGAACCTTTGACGTTATCAGAGCTTCCACCAGTTAGAACCAGAATTGATTTAGCCCATACAGAACTACCAGTGGCCATTTGAACTGCGCCACTCAGACCATTCATATATCTAAGAGATGTTGCAGAAGAAGTAGCTGTAACTTCACCTAGTGTGCCTGTGTAAGAACCAGCACTTGTAGCGAAAGAACTGGGGCTAGAACCATTGTCATTCGCTTGTGCTGCCAATATACCAGCTATAGCAAGATAGTTTCTGTTATTGTTGCTTGGAGATGTTGCAGACTGTTGAATTAAATTAGAAACAATACCAATTCTTGAACCTTGAGCAGTAGTTCCACCAAAGGTATCTTGAACACTAATACCACTTATTGTATTAACACCTGCATTAACATTCTCAAGTATTTGAAATAGATTGCAAGGTAGACTAGTGGCAATAGTTCCACCGAGATTTTGATTAGTTGTGATTGCTGTTTGTAGACCAGCGAGAGTAGTAATGTTAGGGGTAGACCAAGTATTAGGAGAACCTGAGCCATCTAAGAATGGAACAGTATGCCCGCTGTTACCTGTAGTTGCTGAGATGATTGAAATGGTTTGAGCACTAGTCACATCAGCAAGTCTAGCTGGAGAATTGAGAGTTTGAGGGAAAGGAAGATTAATAATCTGATTCCCATTCATATCGAGAGTGGAGGTCATCCAGTTAGGCTGAACTCCACTTCTTGATACTACGTCATTGAAAGTATTAGAAACGGCTGTAAAATTATTATTCACAGCATTCACCGCCGTTGTATCATTAGTGAATGTGCTTATAGGTAGAGGTTGAAAAGTTTCAGCCATTTCTTTCTTTCTTGTTAAGCGTAGACGACATAACTTGGAGAAGTGCCGACGGCTGTAAAACGAACCATCACATTCTTAGAAGTATTTGCCGGTACAGTAATTGTGGCTTGGTTTGGATCAGAAGTTCCACCCGAGCCAGCAGCTATCGTAAAGGAATTCGTACCACTACCATTGATAAATACGCACTGCATAATATCACCAATCTGAAAACCAGCAGTATTATTATTAGCGTATAACAACATATTAGCAGCAGTATCGAGAGTCAACGTCTGGGATGCTCCAGCAGCAAACACGACAATACCACCACCAAATTGAGCGGCAGTAACTGTGGCACTACCAGCACCTAAGCTAGTAACAACACCAGTACCTTGCATCCACAACACACCGATAGAACCTGTGCCAATAGCATAACCTGCAGCTGGACCAGGAACGTAAGCTCGAATGCGTTGATTAGCAATCATCTCATCTT